TAGGAGCAGGGGCCGAGGGAGCGGCGGCTACACCGCTAGATAGCATCTGCTCAAACATGTTGGCAGCAGCCATAGGAGCAGGGGCCGAGGGAGCGGCGGCTACACCGCTAGGAGCCATAGGAGCCATAGGAGCCATAGGAGCCATAGGGGCAGCGGCAGGGGCAGCGGCTACACCACTAAAGGGGAGAGTAACCGGGGGAGCGGCAGCGGCTATACCACCAGCTATAGGCATGGCGTTCGCAAGGGCGGTATTCCCAGCGTTCAGACTGGCTAACCCACTAGCAGTAGGGAGCGGCGCGGCGTTTCCTCTAGGTACAAACTGGGCGTCAGTAAAATACCGCCTGCCACTGCTTCCGGGGCGACGACTAGGGTCGTAAGTATTGGGCACCTGCTCTTGAACTAGGTCATATTGAGGTATTCCGCCCTGATAACCTGTTGGTTGAGTTGTGGGGTCATCTAGCCCCAAAGCCTTCGCCCCCGCACCGGCACCAAGACTTAATAACGCGTTGAAAAGTTTATCAGTCTCAGCCATATTTGTTCCCCAAAATACGCAATATCTCGGCGGTTTTATTTTCTATAATGCCCCCTTGGGCAGCGCTTCTTACAGGCGCTCGGAGGTCTCGTCGATCCGGCTCAAGTATGTTACCACTATAAGGATCAACGGGGCCGAAAGGAATCTCAGCAACGGCAGCAGGGGTAGGGGCAGGGAGCTGCGTTTGACCAGCTACGAGAGCCGCCAAAAGATTAGGGTCTACGCCCGCAGTAGGAAGACCCGCAGGTATAGGAGATACTGGAGCGCCCCCAAGGAGCTTTTTAGCTTGCGCTTCGGCTAATTTTTTAGCTTTATCTGTGGCTAATTTTGTAGCTTTATCAAACAAATCAGAGCCAGCATCGGGTTCTGGCCCCTCACCAACCCAGTTTGCGTCATTATCATACCCAGAAGCGTCAGTCATCGCTTCGCCCTCGAACGCGTCCTCTATGTCTGCCCAGTCGTTAGTAAAATCGAACGTGGGTACGGGTTCCTCAACCGCGTAATAGCCGTCGGAAATCTCCCCTATGTTGTCGTCCATGTCCCAAATATCGGAATCCCAGTCCGTTTCTGCTGGATCAAAATAGTCAAAACCTTCGCTAACCCAGTCAACAATGTCACCGCCGTAGCCCACAACGGTGTCTATAGCCTCACTACCAAAGTCACCAATAGCGTCGAATACGTCATCAACCCACCCCCAGCCCATCTAAAAAGCCCTCGGTATAGAGTCACTGCCGAGCTTAGCAAAAGCTACGTAACTACCGTCTTTAACTCGGGCTATATGGATATTGCTATCGGTATCTTTTAATACTCTACGTATAAACTGCATAAGTTTTAGTACTTCAGAATCTTTGAACGCAGCCCTATAGTGGGTAATGCCTTTTTCACGTAGGTACTCTAAGTAGTCCAAAACATTGTTTATGTAGTTTTTGCCCGTATCTACGTTAAAAGCTTTACCCAACATTTTATGTTTGTTGTCCCCTTTACCGCGATTCCCTAGGAATACAGTATTGCCGAACTGAGTAATGTCCGCAGTGGGGAGAGTCCCCTCTTTTTTAATCATAGCTAATGTATTCTCAATAGGACGTTTATTACCGCCTATCTGCTCCACCGCCTTAATAACAATTTCAGCGCCGGGTAGCTGCTCGTTATTGCTATTTACTGTCTCCATACCAGCCATGACAAGTTACCCAATCTCTAGAAAGCTAGCTACTACGTGCAACCTATTGGCTGTAGCGGCAGTAACTTTAAGTATTTCGGACTCTTCAACTACAAGCGGAGCCGTTAGCAGCTCTACAGTACCATTTGCGCCAACAGCTTTAACTTTAAAAAGGCTAAATACAGAAGACCCGGCTGTTACGGTTACAGTAATAGTGTCGGCATTACCGGAATCTTCAGAAACTAGTATAGATTTAAATATAGCTGTAGTCGCAACGGGGCACGTATACAGCGTAGTTACACTGGTAGCAGTTAAATCTAGTTTCGCATTCTTGTAACTATTAGCCATTAGCCCATAAACCACGCTACAGATTGAGAGTATTCTTGCGCTACACCTTCGCTTGCCGATTCATTAAGTTGGACAAAGTATAGCCTTAGTACTTCGTTATACTGGTCAAAATACGTTTGGTTGTACTCAAGCTCGGCTTGAGGTAGTACAGGGACGCCGAAATTTATGCTGGTGGTGTACGTAGCCGCCATTATCTACGCCCATCTACCCGCATATCTAACCTCGGAGACCCCAACTGCCACTGCACACCCAAAGCGGTAGATTCAACTTTGATGGACATCTGCCTACCCCGCACCCTAACGTCTATCTGGTTAGTATACGCCTCTACAGGAGCAATAGCACTTCTAGTCACAGCCCCGGCGCTATTACCCCCTTCGGAAGTAGGGCTATTATACCCAGAACCAGAGTTTTGCAAGGGGTATAGTGTTATAGTAGCGCTAGGTGAATCCGTTGTAGACCCAGTAAAAGTCATATCCGGTAAGATACGTGATACTAGTGTGAACTTATGTCCGTCATCTGTATCAAAGTCAGCAGATGTTATAGAAGCATTTATAGCCGTAGCAGTGCCGGTCTCGTTATCGTCCAGCCCCGCTTCGTGGTTAACAAGATTATAGGTATAAGTAGCCGCTACAGGAAGATCTCGCATCCCTGAGTCTAACCAAGCTGTTCTAGCCATAGTACCGTAGTACCATATCTTGTCTTGCTGGTTGTATATAACATACCTATCTACAGCGGTAGAATCCGCAGAACAGTAAAACCACCATATTTCATGGTGCGCTTCATTTGTCCCGGCAAACACCTGATCCATTTGCTGCAGATTAAAATCGTTGAATACATACCGCAATAAATCGCATTTTAGTGTTTGCAGCCTACCGTCGTACATATAGAATTTATCTTTACCCATCCAGTAGGATACGCCGTTTGCACGCGCTATAGCATTAGGAGATGCTATGGAAATGTTTTCCCCAATAAGCTGCGCGCCCCAAACTATGCCCCCCGATACATACCCTAGATTGTACATAGCAGTATCAGTCCATATGCTTACTGCCTGTCTGGACTGGGTAGCAGCTATAATCTCTGATCCTCTGGATAGCCTTAGACTGCCCGCTTGGTTGGTAGCTGAAGGGGTCCAATCGACGGCACTTTCTTGGTCTGACCACCTAATCAACATAGGATCTTGGACTGCAGTACCTAGGGTGTTTGCCCCAAAACAAAAGACAAATCGGCTGATATCGGATACAAGAACAAGATTCTGTACTGTTGGCACGTCTGAAGCCCCGCCTAGACTAGAAAGTAGAACTCCTAGGTCCGCACCAGCACTGGATACACCGTTCGTAGCATCCCAATAGTATACAGGACTGCCTTTAAACCCGAATATAAGGTCTTCCCCGAAATTAGACTGGCTCCATAATCTAAGAGCCGTACTTGAAGTTGCGCCGTTACCCCACGTACCGCTACCCCACGTACTAGCACCCCAACCGTTTAACGGTACCTGCGTGGCAGCACCAACACTTATCTGATATGCAGCATCAGTAGCCGCACCACCATTACCAGAATCAGAAGCGTTTGCTGCAACAGACGCTGTAAATGTGTATGCGTTTGCGCTCGTTATTGTTACAATCTGGTGTTCCGCGTTAAGAATAGCAGCAGTTATAACGCCTCCAAGAGAAGCGGCGCTGCTAAAAGTAACAAAATCCCCCGCGATTGCGCCATGACTGCTATCGGTGACAGTTATTGTAGCAGAACCATTAGTCGCGGCAAAAGTAGCCGCATTCGTGGTGGTGGCACGGACAGGCGTTATATCGTAGTACGATCCACCTAATTCTAAATAGAATTTTAAGTTAGTGCCTAGGCCAGTAACTTTTTGCCCAACCAAAGTAAGCCAACTCCACAAAGACCTGCACACACCTTGGAATGTGTTAAGTGATATGCGCTGCCAGCCCCCTATTTTTTCAGGGAAGTTTTGCCGAAAGCGTACTTTATCACACGCATACCACCCGTTTTCGGCGGAATAACTCGTTGTTTCTTTATTTACACCGGGCCTTATTACTAACTTTTTTAAAGGCATCGCAAGTCACTCCTAAGCCTCTCCGTACGCGGGTATAGAGGTTGCCTGTATAGTTATACTCTTTTTTAAAGCAAGGTCTTGCCCGCAATCTGAACACTTGTCGGCGCTTAATTCAGCCTCATCAAGGTCATACCCGCAGGAGGCACATACAATTTCAATACTATGCGCTGATACTACGGTGCCGTCTGCTAGTTGCTCGGCTTCAATATCCTTATTCATACTAGTGCCTCCATTCTCTTGATTAAGCGTCCTGAGCGATTTGGGACTTGCCTCGCCCACTTAGAGTCTGCCATCTCATCTGCTGCCTTCTGCCAGTCCCTATTTTCGATGGCGGCAAGAAAGCGTTTAAACATACCCAAGCGGCTCATCCCCAGATTAAACATCATGTTGGCAAAAATTAATCCGACCGGCTCCGGCAGCATATCGAAGTCTGGAATTAACTTATAGCAGTCCTTGAGCGTCCACCCGATGTCTTTTTCAAACAATTCCGCGACACGTTCCTCGCTAATCGGGGTGCCCACTTCCATGTCGTATTCTGGTTCGCCCTTGCGGCAGAG